TTCCATAGGCTAAACCTATCATGGGCGCAGCAAAGCCGATCCAATCGGAAAAAGACCAAGAGATTCAGCATTGGCCGCTGGAGCGCTTCATCGAGTACATCCGCAACCCGCGCAAGAACGACCACGCGGTTGACCGCACCGCCGCGGCGATCTACGAGTTCGGGTTCCGGGTTCCGATCCTGGCAAAGTCCGACGGCCTGGTGGTCGACGGTCATCTGCGCCTGAAGGCAGCAAAGAAGCTCGGTCTCGAAACCGTCCCGGTGATGCTCGTCGACGACATGACCGAGGCACAGGTCAAGGCATTCCGAATCAGCGTGAACAAGGTCGCCGACCTTGCCGAGTGGGATGAAGCGATGCTCGGCATCGAGCTGTCTGACCTTGAGCGCGAGGGCTTCGACCTTGACCTGTTGGGCTTCGATCCTGACGAACTGGATCGGTTGATGGATGGCGAAGCCCCGGAAGGCGAAGCCCCGGACGAATTCGGTGAGGTCGATGAAGACATCGAAACCGAGCATGAATGCCCGAAGTGCGGATATCAGTGGAGCGGTAAGAGCGGGTGAACATCAATCAGCCGATGCCGACGATACAAGCCTCTGCGGGGGGGGCGAACGTCGTCGTCCTTCTCTCATGGATGCTGCGTGATGCAATTCGAGGACGGGCCAATGATGAAGCAAGTCGACAAACCGCCCTATCAAGTCCCGAACATGGAAGACATCCGCGCGATTCCGTGGAACGGTTACAACGCCATCAGCACGTTCAGCGGTGGCGGCGGATCATCAACCGGCTACCGTATGGCGGGCTTTCGCGTCCTGTGGGCGTCCGAGTTCATCGACGCGGCGCGCGAGACGTACCGCGCGAACAAAGCCGATTACACGCTTGTCGACGGTCGCGACATCCGCAATGTGACCGCAGATGACATCCTTGCCGCGATCAATATGCAACCCGGCGAGCTTGATCTGTTCGACGGCTCGCCGCCGTGCGCATCGTTCTCGACAGCAGGCAAGCGACAGGCCGGATGGGGCAAGGTCAAGAAGTACAGCGACAAGGAGCAGCGCACGGATGATCTGTTTTTCGAGTACATCCGCCTGCTGCGCGGTCTTCAGCCTAAGACCTTCGTCGCTGAAAACGTCTCGGGTCTCGTCAAAGGCGCAGCTAAAGGCTACTTCATCGAAATCATGCGCGAGCTAAAGGCGTCGGGCTATCGCGTCACTTGTCGCGTTCTCGATGCGCAATGGCTCGGAGTTCCGCAAGCGCGACAGCGGACGATCTTCGTCGGTGTTCGCGACGATCTCGGGATTGACCCGGCGCATCCGAAGCCGCTCCCGTATCGGTACAGCGTGCGTGAGGCTTTGCCGTGGATCACGACAATCGAGGATGCCAACGGATACTCAAAACACGCTCACTATCCGACCGATAAGCCGTGCGACACAATCCAAGCATCGCGCCCTGTGAACGTCGAAGCCGAAACCGACATCAGCCGGTATGCGATCGGGGCGGAGTGGGGCATGGTGACTGCCGGTAATGAGCGGCATACCGTAGCGGGAAGGCGCCCGCTATGGCCTTTAAGTGAGCCATCTCCGACCGCAACCGTCGCGGATGCGAGCCTGATGAATCAAAAGAAAACCGAAAAGCGCAAGTTCAGCATCGCAGAGCTAAAACGCATCTGCGCCTTTCCAGACGATTACGTCCTGACCGGCACCTATGCGCAGCAATGGGAGCGCATGGGCCGCGCGGTTCCGCCCGTGATGATGTCGCACATTGCTGCAACCGTCCGGGATCAGATCCTGGCGAGGATTCCGCGATGAACGTCGGCGATTGGACATTCCAGAGCGCGGACATCGCGCGGGATTTCGACGCGCATGTTCGCGAGCAACTGCCGTGGTATGAGCTTGCAACCGGAGCCGTGGCGCATATCGCGCGGCACTACATCCCGCGTAACGGGCTCGTCTATGACATCGGCGCGAGCACAGGGAACATCGGCCGCGCGCTCTCCGAGACGCTCACGCAACGCGAGGCGCGGTTGATTGCGATCGAGCAAAGCGCGCAGATGGTCGCCGCCTACGAAGGTCCGGGCGAAGTGATCCACGCCGATGCGACCGGGTTCGACTTCGCCCCGTATGACGTGGCGGTCGCGTTCCTGTTCCTGATGTTCGTCCCGTCCGGCTACCGGCGCGCTCTCCTGCAAACGCTTTGCGCGAAGATCCGCCCCGGTGGCGCGCTGATTATCTTCGATAAGACCGAGGGCCGCGGCGGGTACTTGTCGACCGTCCTGCACCGCTTGACGATCGCGGGCAAGGTCGCGCAAGGCACGCCGGCCGGCGAGATCATCGCGAAAGAGCTTTCCCTGATCGGCGTTCAGCGTCCGATCTCCGATGCGTTCATGTCGCTCTACGCGGTCCCATCCGCGGTCGAGGTCTTCCGCTTCGGCGAGTTCGCCGGGTGGGTGATCGAGCGTCCCGAGTAATGGGCTCCCCCCGCACCGACGCACCCAAGTCCACACCCGGTCACGGCGGCAAGCGCGATGGTGCCGGCCGTCCTCCTGGCATCCGCGGTGCGCGACCGAAGGAAGAGCAGAACGACGCCTATACCATCCTCGCCAAAGCGCGAGCCAAGCGCGAGACGTACAAGGCGCATCTGGAAGAACTGAAGTACCGCGAGGCGGCGAAGGAGTTAGTGCCGGTGCGCGAGTTTGAGCTTGCGCTGGCGTCAGGGTTCAAGACCGTGGCCGCGGCGCTGGAGTCGCTACCGGACATCATGGAGCGCGACGCCGGGCTGACCGGCGCGCAAGTCGAGAAGGTGCAGATGATCATCGACAGGCTGCGGGATGATCTCTACTCAAGGCTAACCGCCGATGAGTGATTACGCGGACATCCGGTCTGTCTCGCGCGATGTCGCAGAGCTGCTGCGCCCGCCGCGGCGGATCTCGGTGGTCGACTGCGCCGAGTCCTCGATGCGGATCAAGCTCGCAAGCGGGACCGATGGCGCATGGGACCCGACTCGCACGCCATACATGATCGAGCCGGCCAACATGCTCAAGTCGCGCGCGTTCGAGGCAGTCGTGTTCGTCGGCGCGGCACGTAGCGGCAAGACGCTCATCCTTTGCGACGGCTGGATTGTCCACGCCGTCCTTGCCGACCCAGGAGACTTCGGCGCCTACTTCAGCACCCAACCGCTCGCGCACGACTGGCGCAAGCGACGCCTCGAGTACCAACACCGGCACTCTCCGGCGATGAAGGCCAAGCTCTCGACGCGCTTGCACGACACCAATATCGAGTTCGTCCAATATCGGCACGGGATGATCCTCAATCTCGGCTGGCCGTCATCCTCGCAGCTCGCGCAACGCGACTTGCGCTATGTCGCTCTCTCCGACTACGACTCCTTTTCCGACGACATCGGCGGCGAGGGCAGCGGATTCGATCTCGCGCGCAAGCGCATCCAGGTCGCAGGGTCCGCCGGCATGTGCCTGGTCGAGTCATCTCCGAAGCGCGCGATCACCACGACCGATTGGACGCCGGACGGGCCGCACCAGGCGCCGCCTGTCGATGGCGGCATCCTTCCGCTCTATAACCGCGGGGACCGCAGGCGCTGGCATTGGCAATGCGTCGACGGGTGCGGAGAGTGGTGGGAGGCGCCGGCGCTCCCGGCGTTCGATGATGTGCCGGATCTTGCCGAGGCCGCGGAGTCCGCGCATGTGGCCTGTCCAACATGCGGCCAAGTCTATCGACAGGTAGACAAAGATAGGCTAAACCAATCGTCGAAAGGTGTTTGGGTGCCCGAGGGCTGCTCGCGCGACCGAGACGGCAACCTGATCGGCAAGCCGCGCCACTCGAAGATTGCGAGCTTCTGGATGATGGGCTGCGCCGCAGCGTTCCAAAGCTGGTCAAGCCTGGTGCTCAATCACCTGCAAGCAAAACGCGAGTTTGAATCGACAGGAGACGAGCGCGCACTCAAGACAACGCGCAACGTCGACCAGGGTGTCCCGCATCAGCCGAGCGCCATGCGTAAGGCGCGCAATGCGAGCTTCCTATCCGGTCGCCTCGAGTCCTGGGAGCGCTACCACGTCCCGAGCGGCGTGCGCGTCCTGCTCGCTGCTGTCGACATTCAATCCGATCGCTTCGAGGTCCGCGTCTGGGGTTACGGTCGGGACCGCGAGCGCTGGCTGGTCGACGGCTACGCGATCCGCACGACCGAGGCCGGAGACAAGATCCGCCCGGCGAGCTATCAAGAGCACTGGGCCGAGGTGACGCGCCGTGTGGTGCTCTCGACCTACCGCCTCGACGCATCGCGCGAGCTGCGCGTCTGGCGCGTCTCCGTCGACTCCGCGGGCTACGCGACCGACGCCGAGACGCAGACGACGCGCCAAGCGTATGACTGGTGGCGCGGTCTCGCGCGCGACGGGCTCGGGCATCGCGTGCGGTTGATTAAGGGCCGCGATTTAGCACAGGCCGCGGTGCGCGAGATCTACCCGGACAGCCGAAAGCGCGCAAACCGCAAGGCGAAGTCATCCGGCGATGTCCCGGTTTTGGAGCTTGGATCGACGACCTTGAAGGACGCCGCCTATTCCGACCTGCTGCGCGAGTCGCCGGGCCCTGGATATGTCCATCTTCCGTCATGGGCTCCGGGGGAGTACCTGGACGAGCTCATCGCCGAGACCCGCGGCCCGAAGCGGTGGGAGATTGCGCACGGCAAGCGCAACGAGACGTGGGACACGCTGCAATACTGCGATGCCCTGTGGTTGTTCTACGGGCTCGATAAGATCGATTTCGATGCCCCGCCGCCGTACGCATCATCAGACTGGGAGACCAATCCCGAGGTCATCACTCCGGACCAGCGCCGCGACCTGAAGCAGAAGCCAAGGCGTCGCAAGCGCCCGCCGAAGGATAACGGGATGGCTCCGGATGACTGGGCGCTGTGACCTGATCGATGACCTACTGCGCATCGTCGCGCAATGCGGCGAGCGGGCCGGTTTGGCCGGGGATGATGCGCGGCGACTATCGGTTATGGTCTGCGTGGAGCTGCAGCGCCGCTATGGTGCCGAGTCGCATTACATCCGCGCGGAGGATCGCTCCGAGCGTGACCGCACAGTAATGGCGCGCCTCGCTGCAGGGTCAAGCGCCGCGGAGGTGGCGCGCTCGATCGGGATTCACGAGCGAACCGTGAGGAGGATCAGGGATCGGCGGTTGTCGTCAGGGTTCGGGCCGCCGGAGTGGGAGATTTGACCGACTCGCGAACCATCCGCTCCGCAATCCCCTTAATCTCCCCCTCTCGCGCTATCTCGACTATGGACCCAGCTGGTTGTGACTCCCGCGCCAAAATCGGCTGATCCCCCTCCGAGTAATCGGTATCGTCCCCCTCCGCCGCACAGTCGACCGAGCGCACCGCGACGAGATCGCCCGCGAGGCGCTGGCCAACGGCGCGAGCGTCACCGAGGCGGCTCGGGCGGCGGAGTGCTCTCCGTCGACTGTGCGGCGGAGGCGGTCGGAGTGGTTTTAGGGTCTATTTCTCTTTGATTAGCGCGCTTAGGGCGTTTCTTTTTTTCAGCAGTTTGTCGATAGCCTCTTGCCATTCTTGCGGCATGTGCGATTCGCAATCTTTGTGTTTCTCAGCGTATTTAATCATGTATTGGCACTCTGCAATTCGCGTGTTGATGTAGGCGATTTCCTGAAGAGCTTCTTGCGACTCGCGAACCATCTGCTCCGCAATCCCCTTTAATTCATCCTCCCGCGCAATCGGCACGATCAGGCGCACCGGCTTGAGTCCGTCGCGCCGCAGCCGGGCGGTTCGATCGCGCTGGCGTTCGCGGTCGGTTTTGGGTTTATGGTCCATCCCCAATCCTCGGTGATGCCCGGCCGGAGCCGGGCGGTTGGTTCAGTCTTCCAGGTCCGCGCGCTCCACGGCCTCGATACCGTCCTCGGTGACGGTCAGGGTCCAGTGCTCCGGGCCGTAAGGGATCCCGGTCGCTTCATGGATCGGCCGATGCACCTCGATCCAGCCGAGCTTCTCCAAGGCGTCCAGGTCGTCTTCGTCCGCCGTCTCGGTGAAGTGCCGGCCGGCTTCGTCGCGCGTGCACAGCGAGCCCAACACGCCGACAAGCTCGTCCAAGTCCATCGCTGCGGAGATCGTCATGCGTGCTGCCATCAGGCTTTCGGCTTCGTCTCTGGCGTCGGCGAGCGTATCAAACTGTTTGCGGTCTACCTTGTACGTGCTCATCTTCATCTCTCCGGTTGTTGTCGTTTCCTGCTCTCTTGTTACTTATTATAGTCCGTGATTCTCACGCGTCAAGGGCAATCCAGACTTTTTTTTACTTATCTTGCCCGCCTCGTCCGCCTAGCCTGATGGCATGGCGTATACCCAGACCGACCTTGATACCCTCGACCTCGCCATTGCCGCGGGTCAGCTCTCCATGCGCATCGACGGGCGCGAGGTGACGTTCGCCAATTTCGACGACCTGATGCGCCGTCGCGCCTTCGTCGCCGCGCAGCTCTCTGGCGCAACGTCCAGCCGTCCGCGCCACTCGGTGGCGAGGTTCGACGATGATTGACGCACTGATTGCCGCTATCTCTCCGTCGTGGGCCGTCGAGCGCGCCCGCAACCGCCGCATTCTCGCCGCCTACGAATCCGCCAAGCCGGACCGCTACCGCAAAGGCCGGCGCGAAGCCGGAAGCGGATCGGCTGCTGTCACCCGTGCCGGGACCTCGATCCGCGAACAGGCTCGGCACCTGGAGCAAAATCTCGATCTCGCGCGCGGCATTCTTCGCGTGCTGGTGAACAGCACCATCGGCCCGCATGGCATCGGCGTCGAGCCGCAGCCGTTGCGCGCCGACGGCACGGTCCATCAGGAGTTCGCGCGTCAGATCCTTGCCGCCTGGGATCGTTGGGGCGAGTCGTGCGACGTGACCGGCGAGCACTCGTGGCCGGAAGCCCAGCGCATGTTGGCGCGTACCGCGTACCGCGACGGCGACGCCTTCGCGCGATTCGTCTCGACCGGCACCAGGCACGCCACGCGCATTCCGCTCTCGCTCGAATTGATGGAGCCTGACTTTGTGCCGATCGGCCATGATGCCCAGTATGAGGGCCGCGCGGTACGCGACGGGATCGAGCTCAACGCCTGGGGCCGACCGCTCGCTTATTGGGTCTTCCGCGATCACCCCGGCCACGCCGATTCAAGCCGTATTCCGTGGTCCGATCTCAAGCGGATCTCTGCAGACGAAATGCTTCATTTTGCGCTGCGTGACCGCCTGCACCAGCGCCGCGGGATGTCGTTGTTCGCCTCGATCCTCGGCCGTCTCGATCACCTGGCCGACTACGAGACCTCCGAGACGATCGCCGCGAAGGTGGCCGCCTCATTCGGCGCAGCCATCATTAAGGGCTCGCCTGACACCTATCCCATCGACATGACCGGCGACGATGACGAGCCGCGCGATATGCGGTTCCGCCCCGGCATGATCATGGACCAGTTGGAGCCCGGCGAGCGGATCGAGATGGTCGGCAGTAACGGCCGTCCGAATTCGGACATGAACAAGTTCCGAAACAACCTTATCAAAGCCGCGACATCCGGCGTCGGCGCCAATTCGGCCGCAGTCACGCGCGAATACGATGGCTCCTACTCGGCTCGGCGCCAAGAGCTGGTTGACTCGATGGTTGACTCCGAGGTGATGTCGCAGCAATTCGCCGCAAAAATCGTCAGACCCGTATTCCGTCGCGTGCTGGATTCCGCCATCGGCGTCGGCGAGCTTGTGATTCCGTCCGATGTCGTCAACGCCGCCAACGCCACCTATACGGTCCCGCGCACGCCGTGGGTTGATCCAGCGAAGGATGCAAATGCGTGGGAGACCCTGATTGCCGCAGGGCTGGCGTCGAGCGTCGAAGCGATCCGCCAGCGCGGGCGATCACCCGCTGATGTGTTGGCCGAAGAACAGCAGTGGCTCGCACGTCGTCGCGAGCTTGGACTGCCGGATCCGCAAGCCGGATCGGCGCCAATCGAAACAGACAGCGAGGATGATGATGAGCGCGACGCAGCCTAGAGGCCAATGGTGGGAGATCCGCGCCAATGCGCGCGGCGAGCCGAGCACGCAAACCGTGCTGATCTACGGCGACATCGGCGAGGGATGGGACGGCGAAACCGTGTCGGCGCGCGAGTTCGTTGCCGCCCTGCAGGGTGTCGACGCGCAATATCTCGATGTCCGCATCAATAGTTACGGCGGCAGCGTCACGGACGGACTCGCCATCTACAACGCGCTCAAGCGTCACCCGGCTGCGGTCACGATCTCGATTGACGGCGTTGCCGCTTCGATCGCGTCCCTGATCGCCATGGCCGGCGACACGATCATGATGGCCGACAACGCGCTGATGATGGTCCATGCGCCGTGGGCGCTTGCGATTGGCAACGCCGCAGATATGCGCGAGACAGCCGATACGCTCGACCGATACGCGCAAGCGATGGCATCGGCCTATGCGCCGCGTCTCGGGCGCGATCAAGCACTGTCGCTGCTCACCGACGGCGCTGACCATTGGTATACCGCAGCCGAAGCCAACGGGCTCGGACTGATCGACTCCGTGACCGAATCGCTCGCGATTGCCGCGAGCATCCCCGCACGCTACCGAAGCAACCCCGCGGCCGCGGCCGCTCAACAGCAGGAGCCTAAAATGGCTGAAAAAGAAGCACCGGCCGCGCCCGAAAGCAAGGCCGAAACCAACGTCGTCGACATCCAGGCGAAAGCCAAGGCCGAAGCGCTCGCCGCGCTGAAAACCCGTAACGAGGGCATCAAGGCCCGTTTCGACGCACTGTCCCGCGCCAATCCAGGCAGCGTCGATGCCATCCGTGCGGTCTACGATGATGCCATCGCCGATACGGATCCTACCGTCGACACCTTCACCGATCGCGCCCTGGCCGCCTTGGTCCCGCAGACGCCCGTCACCGGCGCTCACTCGACCCGCATCGAAGCCGGAGAGGATCAATCCGAGAAGCGCAATACCGCCATCGTCGCGTCCGTGCTCGCTCGGGCCGGTGTCTCGAAAGAGTCGACCGCCGGTAATCCCTATCGCGGCCATAGCCTCATGGACCTCGCGCGCGAGTCGTTGGCGCGTGCCGGCGTGCGCTGCGACGGCATGACCAAAATGGAGATTGTCGGCGCCGCATTCACGCAGGGCACCAGCGATTTCCCGGTCCTGCTCGAAAACACGATGCACAAGGCGCTGCAAAGCTCCTACGCCATCGCCGCCGACACCTGGCGTCGGTTCTGCGCCACCGGCTCGGTGTCTGACTTCCGTGCCCACAACCGCTATCAGATCGGCAGCCTTGGCGATCTGGTGCCGGTGAATGAGCTCGGCGAATTCACGAATAAGCCGATCCCGGATGGCCGCAAGCAATCGGTGATCGTCGGCACCTTCGGCGACATCATCAACCTGAGCCGTCAGGCTGTGATCAATGACGACCTCGGCGCCTTCGTCGGGCTCGCTCAAGCGCGCGGTCGCGCTGCCGCGAGAACGATCGAGAACAAGGTGTATGCGGTGCTCGGCTTGAGCTCCGGCATCGGCCCGCTGCTCTCGGACGGTAAGTCGATAATTCACGCCGATCACGGCAATATCGCCGCGGTTGCTGGCCCGCCCTCGGTCGCCACGCTCGCAAGCGTGAAGCTCGCAATGCGCGCACAGAAAGACGTGAGCGGCAATGACTACCTCGACCTGACCCCGCGCATCCTGCTGGTGCCGGATTCACTGGAAGATACCGCGCGCATCCTCAACACCGCGATGTATGACCCGGCGGCTACCCTGTCGACGAAGAACCCGAATACGCCGAATCCGTACATGGGGGCCTATTCCGACATCATTGGCACGCCGCGCTTGAGCGGGACCGCCTGGTACGCCTTCGC